CGGGCCCCCCCCCCCCCCCCCCCCCCCCCCCGCCATTTCCGCGCCGATGTTGCCGGGGGCCACCCTCTGCGCAGTCGCGCCGCCGACGCCGCCACCAAGCGAGCCGAGAAGGCCGCCAAGGGCCTGGCGCGCACCACCAGCCGCGCCAGCTACAGGAACAGCCGCACCAACCGACTGCGCAGTGCGGCGCGCGAACTGCTTGTTGGGGTCGTTGGTCTGGTCGTAGATGCCCCAGCCGCCCATGCGGTCCTTGAGCCACTGGCTACCGAGAGCAGGGTTCTGGATTGTCGGCAGGTTGGTGTTTGCCGCCGCGTTGATGCCCTTGGGAAGCAGGTTGAGCACCGCCGTAGCGACATCGACAGGCAGGCCGAGCGTGCCGGCAATACCCTCGTTAATGCCGGACATTCCCTGCCCAGCATAGGACGAGCGATAGTCCTGCGGGGGCTGCTGCGGGACGCGGGCGCCGGACGGAAGCGGGTTGCCCTGCTCGTCTTGCGCAGAGGGAACGACGGGCACGCCCTGCTTTTCCCAATAGCCCTTGATGTCGTTGAAAAATGCATCTCCATCGTGCGGGCCGATGACGCGGGCAGGGTCTACGCCAAATGCTTGTGCGTTCGCCTGATAACGCTGCCGCTGCAGGTTGTACTGGTCGTTATAGGCGGCGACGCGGTTCTGCATTTCGCGCAGCAGTCCGTTGCGCGCCTCGGGCGAGAACGTGCCGCCTCCGCCAAGCTCTTTCTTCAGGCGGGCCTCGATCTGCCCGGCAATCGTGTCGGTTCCCGCGACGGACGCCGCTTCACCTTCACGCACAACCGATGTTGGGTCCATCAGCTTGGCAAAACTGTAGATCAGCGACAGGTCGCCTTGCGGAGTGGGCTGGGTCTTCAGGGCGCTGGAATAGACGGTAATCGCGTTGCGATAGGATTTGACTTCGGGCAGCGAGTCATAGTCGGCGCGCAGCTTGTCGGCGCGGTCAAACTCAAACTTGGCCGCGTCGCGTGCGTCGCCGCGATCTGAGCGAGCCTCACCCCTGTCTGACCGAGCTTCACCGCGATCGGCGCGAGCACCTTCCCGCTGCTGCTGCGGCGTCTGCGGGATGGGGGTGTAGATGGGGCCGGGGCGGACGACTTCGTCATCATCCCAGGGGTTTCTTTGTGCCATATCAGCGGTTGCCCTTGCGCTTCAGGATGCCGTTAGGGTCCATGTATTGAGTGCCGGCAGGCAGGGCGTAATAGTCCTGCTCCGTCCGCACAGTCGGGATGCCGCCGCCAAGGCGCGGAGGTGTCAGCATCTCGCCGCCGACATTGACTTGCGGCTGATAGCCCGGCGCCTGCGTGCCGACATTGGCTCCACTGTACCGATTTGGGACAGTGATTTGCATGCCGTTGTTAAAGAATGTCCGCTCGGTGTTGTCGACGAAATCGAGCGCCCACTTGCCGTCCGCGCCCTTGGTCCAGTAGTTCCCGGCGTTGTCCTGCACCCGGTCAGCCTTTGTCGTTCCGGGCGCGACATCGCCATATTTCGCGGCGCCGGACACCACCAAACCAGCCTTCGCGGGATCTACACCGGCAGCAATAAGCTGCTTGTAGACCTGTTCCTGCTGGGCTTGCTGCTTGGCCATCTCCATGGCGCTCAGGCGGGAGCCGGCCAGCGATTGCACGGCATTGGACTGCCCGCCGCCACGCTGGGTGAAGGCGTCGCCCAGAACGGCCAGGATGCCGGCAATGCCGTCCTTGACGCCGAACTTCTCGCCACCCTGCCAGAAGCTGGCGGGCTTGGTCTCAGCAGCGATACCGTCACCAATACCGGGCGTGCCGGGCACTTCGAACGGCTCGAAAGCCTTCTTGAATTTGGACTTGCCGAACAGCCCCATTAGAGTGCTCCGTAGTTGACGGTGGCGAACCCGTTCACAGTCGGGCCGAGAGCCCACGGACGAAGCTCAGCCACCTCATCGGCCATGACGCCGAGGCGTGCAGGCTCATCTGCGTCGTCGAAAACATAGTTGTAGCGATAGACCCCGAGGCCATCGTCTTCGCGCCTGAGTAGCTCGATGTCGCGCTTGGTCCGTCGGTCAGACATGAGAGCGGCGCTGCCCAGGCTAAATGCCCCGCCAAGCAATTGGCTACCGAGCCCGCCCGACTGCTTCGACGTGCTGGTGCCCTGCGAGTTGATGGTCTGGCCTGTGAGCGTGTCGAGCACGCCAGGGTCGAGTAGCCCCGCCTGGATGAGCAACTGATTGAGCGGTGAGTTCTGGTTCTGCAGTTCCCACAGCCTGTCGCCAAGGCTCATCTGCGTCTCGATATTGGCCCGGTTGTCTGCCCCCTGTCCGAGCGCAAGCTGGCCCGCCTGGTTGGCTGCGGCGAGCTGCTGCGCGTAGCGGTTGAGGTCGAGATTGGCGTTGAACTGCGACAGGTCGTTGGCCTGGCCAGCGTTGAACTGGTTGAGGTCCGCCTGCGTGCCGTACACCTGCGAGGCCAGTGCATTCGCGGCCTGTGCGTTCTGCTGCGCGTTCTGTCCGGCAATGCCGTACTGCTGCGCTGCCGCGTCGTTCAAGGCCCCCGCGTTGAACTGGTTCATGGAGTTGGTCGCGTCGAACTGCGCCAGCCCATACTGGTTCTGCGCGCCAGCGTTCTGCAGGTTCGCCTGCTGCTGGAAACCGGCGTTCTGCAGGGCGAAGTCGTTCTGAGAGCCCGCGTTGAACAACTGCCCTTGGTTGAGCGCATTGGCCCCGAATGCAGCCGCGTCGTTCCGAGCCCCAGCATTGAACTGGCCGGCGGTATTGAGCGCTCCCTGGTTGGCCAAAGCCCCCTGTGCGCCCAACTGCCCGCGTGCGAGGTCGAGTGTATTCTGCGCCCCGGCGTTGAACATGCCGGCGCCCTGCCTACGGTCAGCATCGAGGTTCGACAGGCCCGTTGCGGTGTTGAACGCATCGCTGCGGAGACCGGACAGGGTAGAGGCTCGAGCCCGCGCCAGTTCGCCCTCGGTCTGTGCGCCGAGAATAGCAGAGCGGGAGCCACCGAAAGCGCCCGTCCGCGCCATGTCCGCTGCCTGCTGCGCACGAATGCGACCGGCCTGCGTGTCCATATCCGCCGCCGTGGTGTCGACCACCTGGCTGAGATAGGGGTTCATGTAGGCAGGCAGGTTGTCCAGCAGCGACTGCCCGGCGATACGCTCGACACCGTTGGGCATGAACTGGCCAAGGTCGCCCACCAGCGACGGGTCGTAGCCCGATGCGTTATAGCCCCCCAGATTGACCGAGGAAGCCTGTCCAGCGTTTGCAGCCTGGGCAAGGGCCGCAGGGCCAAGCGTGCCGGTTTGCGCCTGAGAGACGCCCCTGTCGCCAATTCCGGCTACGTCCGTGACGGATGGTGCCCTTGGGGCCGTGGCGTAGGAGCCGGTGGCCGGAGCAACACCGCCGAGCCGACTGAGGATGCTGGTCGTGTAGCCGATGGCGTTGGACAGTTCGCCATTGTTGTACAGCGAATTGGTCCGACCGAGCGCGTCAAGCTGCGTCTGGTTGGCCGGCGTCGTGTAGTCGGCCATATTGCCGTTACCGAACGCCGTCACGTCGCTGTAATAGTTCTGGATAGGACCAATGGCGTAGTCCGGAACGGTGGGCGTGGTTGTCGCCGTCTCGTTCGTTTTCGTCTTGGTCTTAGTGCTGCCCATCGGCCAGTTCCTTCAGGAGAATGCTTTGATGATGCCGCCATGTCTTGTGGACGCGGGACCATCCCGCCCTTCCGGCAATCAGGAGATGCGAATAGCCTTCAGTTTTCGCCCATTGTTCGACTTGCGGGGCGATGGATTCCACCAGCCCCTCCATTGTCCCGGCACCCGCTACAGCTTCCACCGCAACAGCCCCGCCGGGGTATGCAACCACTCTCGTGACCAGAGCCGCGTCGCCATCGCTCCAGAACTGCGCGTTCCCCTCGGTCAGCAGTTGGTCGATGGCTTCGATTGGCCAGAATGCCGGGTCGTTTGCTTCAGCAAGGCGCGGACGCCATGCAGCGTAGTCAGACTTCACCGGCAGATGTCACGTCGAACGAAGGCTTGCCGAGGCGGGCATAGGAGCCCGTTCCCGAGAACTTAACCCGCGCAATCCGTGTCTCGAACATGAAATCACGCTTTTCCCTGCCGGCAGCGAGTGACCACGGGCCTTTCGCCTTCTCTGTCGCCTGCGGATAGGACTTGGACCATATCGACATTACGACAACGCCGGACTGGTCTTCGAAGTCGGGCCATACGCCCCTGACAAGCACCCTGTTGCCCGCCTCGCTCAGATAGAGGTCGCCCGTCTCCACCGACCATTCGAGGTCTTCGCCATCGGCGGTCTGGCCGGACTCGTGCGAATAGATATAACCATCGGGACTGACGAATATGGGATAGCGCTGCGGCCCACTGTCGATCGCAGCAGTCCGCGCCAGTTCCCCCCGGAACCACGTCCCGTCGTTCAAACTGACCGCGACATAGCGGCTGTTCTCATCGCCATCCCTGGTGTCGGGATAAAACCACCAGATTTCGTTAAACTCCGATACGCTGGTGCAGACCACCTTGGCCAGTTCGTCGGTGTCGACGTTGTCCTTGAAGTCGTTGCGAATGGGGCACGGCATGGGCTGCGGCGGTGCGCCGAACTGCCAGGCGTAGAACTGCAGGTCCGGGGTCAACCAGTAAGCGGTTTGGTTCACCACCGTGACCGCGTTGGGGCCAGCCAGTCCGCAGTTATCGGCCACCAGCTCAAAGCGGAACGTCTCGCCAGGATCGCCAATGAACTGCATCAGGTGGACAGAGGTGTCGGTCCAAATAGCGATGTAAGGGCCGAACAGCCTGGCAGCGACAATCTTGCCGCCCGACTCCAGGATGTACTCCCCTGCGTTATTGTCCGCCGCCGTCGTCCAGTCGGTGTAGTCCTGGACATCGGACCAGCGGATACACAGCCAGTTGAAGTCGCCCGAGCTTTCCTCGTTGCAGCCGAACGCCACCACCTGCCGCTCTGGGGTGACGAGCATATGCATGATTTCATTCGGCGACTGCGTAATCTCGGTCGCTACCGATGTCGGGTCGTTCTCCCACAGGTACACCGGATACCCCCTGGGCGAGGCCATGAGATATTCACCCCAGTTCGCCAGCGACCACGTGCGCGGGAAGTATTCGACGAAACCACCACCATAACCGCCCGTGCCGTAGCCACCAACACCCCAGCCACCGGCTTCCAGCGAGTCCTCGTTGCCGTCGGGAAGGCCTGCAGGGGTGATGTTGTACAGGACATCGTCGAACAGCACTTGCAGCGCTTCGGTCGAGCCGAATGCCTGGATAGGCACGCCGCCGTTATCGAGCCATGATATCACATTGCGGCAGATGCCGGTCAGGGCCGAAGCGTTGGCCTTGGTCCACCCCCCGATGGTCTGGGGCTTGCCGCGCCAGAACCGGACGTTGTTCCCGTCCACGAACTGGCCAGGCGTCGCATGCGTGGTTTCGTCCGAGATGAGCCCCGGCGCCAGTTCCAGCGGGAACCGCATGTTACCGACCGTAGAGCTTGATGCTGCCGGCGTCGAACGTCGCGCCGCCGAAATCAAGGGTGATGTCCATCCCGATGCTGGACATGCGGAAGGGGATATTGCCGATGCCCGTAGCCCCCACCCCAGCGGCTGCCAGGTCGGCTACAGCGCCCGAAATCATGCCGCCGAATGGGCCTGAGCCACTGACGCTTTCGTAGACGTGCCCGACAATACGGATTGAGCCGTAAAGCGTCGCGGATGCCCCGAACGAGCCGAAGGTGAACCACGAGCCTGGCGAGGTGTCCACGCCGATGCGGAAGTCGGACGGCGAGCCGGATGCATGGCTAACACCCTCCACCCGCAACAGCAGCTCGTCGTAGTGTTCAAGGTCAACAGTCGAGCCGCCGAAGGTGATGCTCGTCCCGCTCGTCGTAGCCTGGGTCTGCAGCAGCGACCACATGCGCTTGCCGGAGATGAAATAACAGTCCGTCCCGTCGGTATAGACCACAGCCGAGACGCCGGGAGGTACAGTAACCGTCGTGCCGCCATTGGTGACGACGCAGCGCTTGGTCCCGGTGTTGCGGACGATATACCACTTTTCCACCCCACCCAGGGTGATGGTGCCCACGCCCACCGTGCCGGTGTGAATGATGATGCGCGAGATATGCTCGTTGTCGGCGCCGTCCGTACTCGACAGCGTGGCCGAGGCGGACTTGGTGACGGAACCATCGAGTGCTCGGTCGAGAATGTCAAAATTCTCGTTCATCTGGTCGCCCCATGTATTCTTGTACATGTTGAGCGAGGGCTTCTCGATGCCGTTGCGCGTCGAATAGGTGGAAACCATGATTACCTCAGGAGACTACGGCTCTGTCCTGGACGCGGCGCCAATCGGTGCCGTCCGAGAATGCCATGGTGAAGCCGCCCGCCTCGTCACTGACGAGAATGGCGCGGCTTGTGGAAGCGGGGTCGGGAAGCGTCGCGACCGTGTAGATGTCTAGTTCGCGGGAGCGGTCGTTTTCCCGGTTGGTGTCTCTGACCAGCTTGGCTACCCAGAATGGAAGCTGGGCTGCCGGCTGCTTGATGTTAGAGGCCATCAGGAATAGGCGTAATAGCCGCCGGTCGGGAAGTGGCCCGGCATGCGCAGGGGGGTTTCATTGCGGCGCGATGTCTCGGCCTTGAGCCGGATATAGGCGTCGCTCGTCGCAGCCCTGGCCCTGGCAACGCCGTTGTCGTCGCGGAACTTCTCGCGGTATAGCGTCGTCTGGGTATGGCTTGAAATCAAGTCCTGCGCGGCATTGGTCCACGCGTTCGAATCCGTACCCGTGCTGGGCGGGGTGATGTACTTGGTGCCGTACAGCGTCAGTGTCACCGCCGAAGACGGGGTCGGATAGACGTAAATCCCGTCGCCGAACTCGGCATAATGCGTCGGCGTCCCGCTGGTCGCGGTAGATGCCAGAATCTCGTCCAGCCCGACCTTTGTCAGCAAGTTGCCGTCGGGCGTGCGCACGCTGTCGATCACCCGCATGGTGGCGGGCATGGCCACTTCCGCCGCGCTCGCGCTCACGGTCGCAGAGCCGTAGTTGAACCAGAATTGGTCGCCCTGGTAGTATTCGATGGCGCGGGCGATATGCGTCTCCAGCAGGGCAGACAGGTCGTCCTCCAGGTCGTCTCGGGTCATTTCCGAGACAATGCGCTGCTTGAGATCGGAATAGGTTGCCATGAAGCATCTCCAAAGGGGGCGAGGTTTCCCCCGCCCCCGATGTCGTTAGGTCGCGATGATGCCCTTGGCGCGCAGGACAACGATGATTTCGTTGATCTTTGCGCCCAGCGAGGCGAGGTCGTCCTTTACGCTCGACGTAGTGTCGTTGATCGTATTGGACGCCGTGCCCGTGGTGCTGTCGGTCAGCGACGTAATGGCAGTGCCATCCAGGTAAGGGTCAACGTAAGCAGACATGGTATTCCTCCTTGTTTACGAGGTGCCGCTGATGCGGGTTGCCAGACGCGGATCGATCGCCTTCACGCCGTAGAGAATGTCGAGGCGGAAGTTCGAACGGTCGTTCGTGCCGTCATAGGTCGGGATCAGACGAACGCTGGTTCCCTTGTACGACTGGCGCGAGACGCTGGGCGCGCCCGGGGGCGAGATCATGGGCACCATCGCGAGCGCAAAAGCGTTCTTGTGGAAGATCATGTTCTGCCGGTAGCTGGCGCCAGCCGTGCCGATGGCGGTGATCGCCTTGGTGTCGAGGTCGGTCACGCCGGTCGTAACGGCCACGTTCTGGAACGCGCCGCTCCAGATCATCGCGGGGTAGAACACCAGCGTATTCGAGCTGTACGAAATCACCGTGAACTGCTTGGCAAAGCCAAGGTTCGCCTTGGTCACGGGGTTGACCGCGTTGACATCGGCAATGGTGAAAACGTCGCCAGGATTGAGGTTGCCGCCGGCGATCGTGATCGTCTGCTGCATCGTGTCCTTGACAGCCGCATAGGTGGTGGTCGCGCTCGTGATCGCCTGGTTGACAGTCACGGTCGTCACGTCCGAGCCGACAATGTGGGTCGGGACGTTCTGAGCCATATACGTGTCGACACCGCCGATCATACCCAGCGAGCCGTTGCGATAGGCGCCCTTGGCCGCGTCCTGGATGTACAGGGCGGTCTGCGAGCCAAGCAGGCCCCAGTGATCGGCAGGCGAGAGAACCGCCGAACGCTCGGACGGGACGGCATATTCGTCCAGACGCTCAGGCCCCTTGGCGAAATCCGCATAGGAGTTGATGGTCTGGCCGGCAGTGCCGACCCAGTTGGGAACGTACTTGTACAGGCCCATGATGTCGGAATCGACCTGGTTGGCAAGCTGGATCATCGCCGGCTTGATGTAGCGGTCGGACACCTCGCCGATGTTCAGGGTGAGTTCCTTCGACGTGAAGCCGAAGTCGACGCCCTTTTGCTTGTCGACGGTGATGGCAACCTTGCCTTCGACGATGTCCTGGTTGACCGAGACGGCGCCATCGCGGACGGTGAAGTCGGTCGGACGGCGGATCGAAACGGTGTCGCCGGCTTCGTAGCCGTTGAGCGCGTTGCCGAACTCGCTTTCAAGCCCGCGATAGACCTGCTTGGCCATCACCAGCTCATTGTCGAGAATACGCAGCGCCTCCTTGGCGATGACGTCGATTGTGAGAACCGAATTGCTCATTTTGAAAAAATCCATCTAAGGGAACGTGGCGTCTCACGACGCGAAATTCCGAAGGTTTAGCCGTTGCCGGCAGCCCTCCAGGCCGAATATTCCTCCATCGACATGTCCTCGGGGGACTTGCCGCCGGAAGCTACCGAGCCCAGCGTGGTTGCAGGCTGGCCAGCGTGCGCGGCTTTCATTTGTGCCGCCTTGCGCTGGCGTTCGATGAACTTCTTTCCGATGTCGGCGTAATGCAGAACCTCGTAGGCCCACGGCTCGGTTATGTTGGCTGCCTCGTCCTTGTCGGCACCCACCGAGAGCGCGAACTGCTCAAGCTCCGCACGGCGTTCATTGGTGAAGTTGGGGACTCGTGCAGCCGCCTCGGCTATGCAGCGCTCGCGGGCCTGTTGCTCGCTCTGCGTTCTCTGCTCCCGGCGACTGTGCAAGTCGTAAGCCAGGCTGTCCCGGTTCTGCTTCAACTGGAGTAGTTCAGCGATACCGGCGTTGACCCGTTCCTGGGGCCAGCCACTGGTATCGAGACCCTCCAGCAACTGGATACGCTGATCCAGTAGGCCTAGGTCGACACTGGCTTGGTAATCCTGCGCTAGCTGGCTGGCGGTGGAAGTGAACTCCTCCCGCTCCCGTTCTAGTGCCTTGCGCTGTTCGCTAAGGTCCATGGTCTTGTGCGTGTAATCCTGATGCCTCAGGAACGCGTCGCGCCATTTCGGGGGGAGTTTGCGCTTTTCCCCCTCATACTCCACTTCGATCTCGTCCTCGGGAGTGGCTTCGGTTTCGCCCAAAGCTTCCTTCGTCAGATCGTCCAGAGTAGCCTCAGTGTCCTCGGCTGGGATTTGAGCTTCCGTCTGACTGTCCTGGTTGCTCGCGAACGGATCGGGAAGCGTGACCGGACCATCGTCAGCCGGATTGGCTGCCGTTTCAATCTCCATTGTTTCCTCGGTGGTGTGAGTGGGCGTCGATGCAGGCTCCGGCGGCGCCGGTTGGCCCATCTAAACCCCTTGCCTAAGCGGCAAGCCTTGGACCCAGAACCTGCCTAAGCGTCTGGATCACGATCTGCTGTACATCCTGCGGCGTTACGTTGGCCTGCGCGGTCATGCGCTCGGTTTCCGCCTTGAACTGCTCCACCTGCACCTTGGCGGCATCGGTCTGCGCCTTGGCCATGGCTGCGGGGTCGGGCTGCTCGCCGCCACCCATCTGCATTTCCATCATCTTCTTCAGGCGCTCGGCAATCTCGTCGGCTCCCGGCCAATCGAGGTTCTTCGCCAGCAGGTCGCCAATGATAGGTGCCGCAGCCGGATAGGCGCGGATCAGTTCCACCATCTGCGACGCAGCTTCCTCGCGCTTGGTCGTGAACGACGGACCAGCAGTCACCGCAAGGTCATAGCGACCAACGCGGAAATCATGCATGCGCACGAAGACGCTGCCATCGTCGCCCTGTTCCTCGACTTCCTGGTTGATCGGCTTGTTTTCAGGCGTCCCGTCCTCACCAAGGATGCGGACCATGCGGGGCGTCGAATAGACCTTGGGGATGAGGTCCAGGATGATGCGACCAGTGTGACGGATAGCGCGCGACAGGTTGTCGATGAAGTGGAACGTCGACACGTCGCCTTCACGCTGCCGGGCGATGATCGCCTTGCCCGACGTTTCGTTGCTCCTGGCCCCCAGGGACGCATCGTAGATGCCCGTCACCGCCTTGATGTCGTCCGATGCGCTCAGCGCCAACTGGATATCACCGGGCGGGACCGACGGAGGTGCCTGGCGGGTCGGAGCCTGCGGGCCGGTGTACTCGATATACGAATGGCTGGCAGTGTTCGCCGTGTTCCACTTGGGGTCGGAAAACGCACCCTTGGGGCCGATGTACGGCTGCCGGGGCGCCATGGCTACCAGCTCGGTCGCCTGCGTGATCCAGAAATTGTACTGCTCCTGCGGGCCGCGCGCGTCGGCAATCAGCGAGCGGAAATAGCGTTCGCCGTCGCATATCACCTCGTCGCCGTAGACCGGGACGATCGGGATGTACTGGCCCGGCCATTCCTTGGTGTCGAGCACTTCGATGCCGGTGACGATGTATTGCGTGACCTTGTAGGACTTCACCGGGCGAGGCATGCCGACGACTGTGCCCTGGTGGCCCTGCTTTTGCAGGCTGGCCCATTGCTCGGCCTTCATCACCACGACTTCGCCCGGCGCTTCCTCGGTATCGGGAAGCTGCACGCCGATCACTTCGACGACAACCTCCTGGCGCACCCAGTATTCGGCGACCGTGACTTCCTTCTCGGTCTTCCAGCCCTCAGGGCAGCTCCCCCAGTCCGCAGCGTCAAAGCTCGACACCTTGGCATTGGGGTATTTCTTCTTGAACTGCTTCTCGTTCATCTTGTCGAGCACGAGGCAGCGCATCCAGTCCGAACTATCAGCCAGCGTGCTGTCAGGGTCGCCATAGACCGAGAGCGGGTTCATGATTCGCTTGATGCAGATGTCCTGGGTAAATGCTTCCTCGCCCATGCCCTCAAGGCGGTCGAGGTCCACTTCCGTCGCATAATCGAGATTGACGCGCCAATAGCCGAAGCCGCCCGATACAGCCGCATCAATCGCGGTGTCATAGGCAACGTCGGCGTTCGATGTCTGCTCGATATTGCGAATGAGCCCGGTCATCACCTCTGCGGTTTCAGGGTCCGCGTTGTTGTCCTGCGGCATGACCTTGATCGCCGGGCGGTTCTGCCTTGCGTCGTTCACCACCTGCCGGATGACAGGGCCGAGCTTGTTGATCGTCAGGCAGGGCCGGCGCTCGGCAGCGCGCTGGCTCTTGATCGGCTCGGGCCACTGGTCGCCCAGGCGTGCGAACTTGACATCGCCGCGCCACGTCTTGCGGTTCTTGGTCTCCGCCGATTCCGCACTGGACAGGAAGTCCTGCGCGTCATTGAGGATGTCGAGCTTTTCAGCCATCGGTTAGCCCATCCATCCACCTGCCCCCTGATACACATGCACGCGAGGCCGTTCGCCGGTCATCGCCGGTATCACCTGGTCCATCGCTCGCCCGATCAAACTCGCATTGTCGACATCGTCGTCATGCCTGCCGGCAGGGAACACCAGAAATTCGCCGATGTCCGCGCCAGGCTCGAAATGCACGCGCCCGGCTGATGCAAGCGCCTGGAACGACCTGGCCCGCGTCGGCTTGTCCGCCACGCTCGGGAGCCATTCCAGCGCGCAATACACGTTGCGTTCGCGCATGCGGTTATTCAACATCGGCTCGATCGCCTTTTGGATCACGCCGCCTTCACCAAACCAGCACAGCGGCTGATAGCGGGCGATCAGGTCCAGCTTGCGCTCAATCCATTCGTCCGAGGCTGTCTGTCCGCGCCAGCCATCGACGCGGTACACGTCACCAGCGGAATCCACGCCCCATATGCGATGCACGGTCCAGTCGCCGCCGCCATCGGTCACAGCGTAGTCGCTGGTCCCGTAATACCGAAGCGACGGCAGTTCCTTCCATTCCTTGAGCCATTCGCGCTTGAAGAATGCGCCTTCGTCCGGCTGCGGTTTCTGCTGATACAATGCCGACCACTCCCGGGGACCGATCGTCGCCTTGATCCTGTTCAGCGCCGCCGCATCATACCATTCCGGCCAGAGCGCCGCGCCCGTCTCATCCAGCGCAGGAAGTTCCAGCACTTCCCACTGGTCCGCTTCCTGCTCCAATATCCGCCCGGCAAGGTCATCCTCGTGCCAGCGAGTTTGTATCAAAACTATGGAACCGCCCGGCATAAGACGGGTATAAAGGGTAGATCGGTACCAGTCCCAAACCAGATCCCTGCGTCGCTCGCTATCGGCTTCCTCGCGGTCCTTGAACGGGTCGTCGATAAGCGCAATGTGAGCACCCCGGCCAGTAACAGCAGTGCCGACACCCGCAGCCACATAAGCCCCGCCCTTGTTGGTGTTCATGCGGTTAGCGGCCTGGCTGTCAGGAGCCAGCGATACACCAGGAAACACCTGGCCAAATTCAGGCTCGGCAACGATGTTGCGCACGTTCCTGCCGAAGTCGCTGGCAAGGTCGCTGTTGTAACTCGCGGCGATGATCTGCCGCGTTGGCTTCCTGCCCAGGCACCACGCCGGGAAGCGCTTCGATGCCAGCTCGCTCTTGCCGTGGCGTGGAGGCATGAAAATCATGAGGCGGTCGATATCGCCGCGCTCTACCGCTTCCAGCCTGTCCGCAATCCGCTCGTGATGCCCAGCCCGTTGATACAGCGGGTTGGTGAACTCAGTGAACGCGAGAAGGCGGCGCCTCGCCTTCGCCGCCTTCACCTCTTGCAGCGTCGGCAAGGATGCGCTCAAGTTCGTCAAGTCTCTCGTCGCCGAGGCTGTCGAGGTCATAACGGTGCGTCACTTCCTGCTTGCCGTCGATATGGCGAACATCCCGCCATTCCTTGCTCCGTCTGTTCTTGAGCCAAAAGATTGCGGCAGTGACATCCGGGGCGACCTTGGCCCTGTACGGAGCATAGACGGGCTCCGGCGAGTTGGCCGGCATGAATATTTTCACCTCGTCCTGCTCGTAACCGACTGCACGCTGGTAGAGGCTGCGTTCGACGCGCTCGTCAGCAGCTTCCTTGCCCGCCTTTAGGGAGTGACAAAAATCCTCATGGTCATGCTTCCAGCGGTGAATTGTTCGAACATCCACCTCAAAGAAGTCTGCCACTTCCTGGTCTGTCGCGCCTAACTGGGCCAGCTTTGTGGCCTGCTTGGCATACTCGGGCTTGTATGAACTTGGGCGGCCCATGGTCTACTTCTTGAATCTGCCGCGTTCGTCGCGGTCGGTCAGGCGTTCATACTTGGCCTTGAGGTCGGCGTTCTCGCGCTTGAGGCGGGAGAGGGTGGACCAGGGCCAGAGGATTTCCAGGAGGTTCATTTCTTCCTCCGCTTGGGCATGCCGGGCTTGTTGCCGGCGAGGAACATGAGATTGGTGACTGTCAGGATTCTACGGAAAGCGCTGATGTCAGGCTTAGGCTCTACGAGAGGCGGACTCAGGCTGATATGATACCCGCCGGGGATTACGTAGACGACGCGGTGATTGCCCATGTCGTGCTGGCCATCGGTGCTTCCTTGAAACTTCGCCCCCTGTCAGGGATGAGAACAGGGGGCAGGTGCGCCAGGCAATCGGTGGAGAGGTGCGATGCGGCGGACCAAACGCAAAACGCCCGCGAGGTCGTAACCTGCGGGCGCATTTCTAACTATTGGGGAAAGCGCTTATCATGGGCGCGGGGAAGTGTCAAGCGGCCTGTACCATAACCCCGCCAGATTAAACGCGGGGTGCACCGTGTTGAGGCTGAAGACTTGCGGCTCGTCCCAGCCTTCGCGCATGAATTGGTATTCAGTATCCCAATCAATCACCACGTGCGCCATGCGAAGCACTTGCTTAAAGCCCCTGTCCGCCATCCATTTCACAGCGTCGTCCGTCATAACCTCTCCTGCTCTGCAATCTTGTCCGCCACGAAGCAGACCACCGTATGCGCCCTGTCGGCTCCACCCCTGCTACCATAGCCAAGCCTCGACCCGGCTGTGCCCGCTGGCTCGCCATGCCGGCAGACTGCCTCGAAAACGTGCCACCACTTCTCCAGCCCGGTGAAGTAGTCCATAATCCGATACAGGTGCTCGCGCGCGTCGATCTGCGCATTGTTCAGCGCTTCGGCGGAACCCGTCACTGGTATGCGCTCGCCGTAGTTCGCAGTCACCCTTATGGGCAGGCCTGCAATCTTCCATAGGCGCTGGCACAGCTCGATGGCGAGTAGCTGGGTATCCGACAGCCGACCCGCGATTTTCCAGCGCTGGACGGGGTCGTGATTGTTCACGTAGGTCTTGGTTAGCGTCCCGTCCTCAGCCATGATATAGCGGCTCTGGTAACTGCCCTTGGCAATTTGTTCGTCGGTTGGGAAAATGCGCTTGTCGCGCTTCATCACCGTTTGCATGTCTGCCAGGTTCACTGTCTTGCGCCCCCCCATTTTATTTACCCTTCCTCCGGCTCGAAATACTTCCCGTCAGGTCCACAGCGTTCGCGGCGCGTGAATAGCGTCTTGCCCGGCTTACGTTCGCTCCAGGCACTGGCGCACAAACCTCTAGGCAGACCGGATACCAGCGAGACATCCCCAACAGGGCGCACGCACTCCGGCCCGTAATAGGACCCAAAGCCGCGACTGAAGTGCCGGCAGTCCTTACAGAACCTGCTCATGAAAACACCCAATCAAAAGCAGCCACACACAGCTTTCCGAGCCCTCCGATAATCACCGCGGTGGTGAACAGGAGGAACAGGCAGCCGGCGGTGTGTATGAGTTCACGCATCATGGGCGGCCTCTTTCGTGCGGACCATGAAGCATATGCCGAAGCCGAGCAGCTCGATGCGCCACATTTGCCAGCGCAGGCGTGCGGCCTGTTCCAAGCCCATCTCCATTGCCTCGGCGGGCGTGAGGTCCACCCAGCCCACAGCGAATAGCCTCATGACTTCTCTCCCGGTGGTGTGGGAAGGGGCATCCAGTTGGTTGGGTAGACGAACGGGCCGAAGAACGTCGCCAGCGTTGAGCACCACGCGTCGTCCATGCTGTCGAAGTAACCTGACATGATGACAGGGCCGTCCATGGCGAGCATATCGGTCGGCGGGACCGTTGCGTATAGCAGGACGTTCGTCCCATCCTTCGGCGCCGTCTCTATCGGCTGCCACTCGGGCACCAGCAGCCCGTCGCGTTCGTGGCATGCTTCCTGTAGGGCTTCGGATAGGGCACGGATGCGGGCGGCGACTTCTCTGAGGATGCTGGAGTCCGCAAAACAGCGCCAGCGCTCTGCTCCGCCCGCGTAGCGGTCCAGCCACCGGCACAACCTCTCGTCGGCCTCTCGCTGTTCGGATAGGATTGATTTGGTCATGGGGTGGGCTCCCATCTGTCTGGGTCGATGAGCGGCGCCCTCCAATTCTCAATCGAGCCGCCTGCGTCGACATGCATGATTATGTAATCGCCGAACCCGTCCTCACCCGGACACAGAAAGTCGTCGGGGACATAGTAGCCGCGCCACTTGGCCAAGCGCTGGCCCGCGCTATTGGTGAGCCAATATTGGCCATCGTCGCAAACCTTGTAGTGGATGTCCGCTGTCATCCCCTCTGGCCAGCCTTCAATCCGGCCCCGCTCCAAATCTATGCGGACTCTCCAAGCGCCGTTCTCCGCCCCGTAAATGGTGGGAGCGTCATCGTCCTCCTGCACACCGTTGACTGCGGCGTCCTCCCAATATCGAACACCAGCTTCGACCTCGATGTGCGTTGCGTTCAGCAGTTCCATCACACTCTCTCTCCGTTGTTTCGCTGGCAGGTCATGCTGCCTCTCCGTCGATGAAAAAGTCGCCCTGACGCTGCGCCTTGTCGATGCGGTCACAGGCGATGTCGAAGTATTTGGGCTCGCGTTCGATGCCGATGAACTGCCGGCCCATCTGGACGGCTGCTACGCCTGTTGTTCCACTGCCCATGAAGGGGTCGAGGATGGATTGGGCGTCGGGCAGGAAACCGAGGCACCAGCGCATCACCGGCTCGGGCTTTTGCGTAGGGTGGAACCTCTCAACTCGGTCTGCAAAAAGCTTATTGTTTGCGTAAATGATGCGCTTCGGAGTTCGCTGCGGAAGGTTCGTCCATGCTAACTCGCCATCTCCATAGGACGGCATGGTCTGGCATTTGTCCCACCATAACCACCTACCCTGAGCGGGCAAAATGTCTGCGAAGTAATTGCCGCCCCAAACAATGGCGTGACGACCCTTTGAAACGCAGGCATGTACAAGTGAGGCATCGGGTCGAACATCATCCCAATTGTCATCCGTCTCCATGACCGCGATTGGCTTACTGCCGTTGAACGACCGAGCGCCGCCAGGCTTCCCCTTGTCCGCCCCAATCCCATAAGGCGGGTCCGTAACCACCGCGTCCACCTTGCCGAGCGTCGGCAGGATGTCCCGGCAGTCCCCGAGGTACAGCTTAGCCCTGCCGATGGTTACAGGCTCAACCATTGTTTCGCTTCCATTGCTGGCGGTCATGCTCGGCCACTGTCGACGAGCCGGTTGAACTCGGCCTGCGTCATGCCTCGCTCGATGCACTTGCGGACATTGGCGTGGATTGCCTCGACCTCGCCGGGCTTAGGCTCCCATGCCTTGATTGGCCGGCGTTCAGCCCATGCGCGGGCCTCGATGGCGCGGAAGCCCTCCAGCTTCTCGACCTCGCGGCGGTGGCTGCCGTCCTCAAGCTGGCGCTTCGTGACGCGATACCACCAATCAACGCCCAGCCGCTTAGCCCAGGCGTTTCGCTCGTCGCACCAGTGCTGCAGGTCCGTTGTCAACCCGTCGCCAATGGATTCGATGATGGCTAACAGCTCGCTCGCCTTGGGCGGGAAGGGCTTGAACGAAACCCAGCGGTCGATCGCAACGCGGAGCTTGGCAGGGTCAACGTCTGCAAGGTCGTCTGCCAGCAAGGCAAACTTGGCGGCATGCGTGTCGCGGTCAGCCGCTCCCGAGGGCGCGTAGCGCAGGCCCAGTGCCGAAACCATCTCCAGGATAGCCGGCGGAATCTTCCGCTTCGCGGGCCGCTCTGGCGGCGGCGTGCATTGCAAGGAGCGGGTCGGGTTTTCGTGGAACCGGGGCATATCCATAACTTTGTCCTGATGATCTGGCGCGCTCCGACTGGAGGGCCTTGGTTATCCACTCGACTGGCTCAGAGGCTTGGCAGCGCGAGAGCACCGCGAGGACTTCGCTGTCCGAATATTCCTTTCGCCAACGGCCGATGATCGAACGGGCCTGCCGGTTTTCAACACCGGCTTCCTTGAGGATCGAAATACCGCTGTCGAAAATGGCTTTCGTGATGTCGGCGGCAGACCGCCCGTTAGCGTTAGCTAACGGAATATCTGTCTCTGTACTCTGTCTATGGTCCGTTTCACCGTCGTTACGTAACGGTGCACTTCCGTTACATGGTAGCGTTTCTGCGGTTTTCTTGGCTCTGTGCCTCCGCACACGCTCTTTGCTGTCGTCACTCAAATATTGACGACGATTCCAAGCGGCTACATGGGAACCAGCGACAAGCCCGATGGCCTCGAACGCTGCAACGAGCGTTTCAACGACGGCGAGGGGCTCGCATAGCGCGGCTGCGATGCGGCGGGATGGAATATCAATGCGGCCACCGTCATTGACGGCAGCAGCGTTCTCCAGGGTAAGGTGCCATGCGGCGACGGAAACCGAGCGCGAGCAACCGGCGACCGCAGCGGCCTCCGCTAACTTGGGGTCGGTTACAGTCCCCTCATAGGCACGATACCAGCGAGTCATACTGCCCTGCGGTTCGCTTCGCTGCGGCGGGCCAGTTCCGCGACAAGGGCGGAGGTCGGGATGCCGTCAAATATGTCGTCGGGGAGAACAACGATACAGCGGGCGCGATTGTATTTGCGCGCTATCAACCCTCTTTCCTCAAGGGCCGTCAAAAGCCGATGAACGCCGCTCTTCGAAGCCAACCCCAGGGCATGCATCATGTCCTCGTAGGAAGGCGCAGTTCCATCGTTGTCGGCAATGTGGGCCTTGATGTAGGCAAGCAGCTCGGCCTGCTTGTGCGTCGTGCTCATCTTCATACCACCCTCCATTTGATGTCCGGCCAGAGGGCCTTCGCGAGCGCCCACCGCAGGGGGAAGTCGCGGACAACAAACCCTTTGGAGTCTTCGACCACCTTCTCGCCGTTCTCGACGTAGGAGAAATCGGCTGTCAGCTTGGCTTGCTGGCCATTGGCGAGCTTGACCGGGCGACCGTCGACCGAGAACCGAAACACCGGCTGCTGCTGCAATCCGCTGATGGCCCCGGCACGCTGCAATAGGTGCAGGTCGTTACAGCGACGGGCTTCCCTGCCGCTGGCGTGCATGTGCCCCTGGTTGCAGGCGGTCTTTTTCGCGTGGTACTTGTTCACCCCACCAGCCCCTTGGCAATCATGTCTCGCTGTTCGGCAATCTGCCGGGCGATGACGGCCAGGCGGTAGCTGTCGATCGGCGCGTGCTTCGCTTCCTCGGCGAGCTTCAGCAACTCGGCCTCGATGCGGTTCAATGCGTAGTCGATCACGCGGCAAGCCTCCTGCGCTTGCTTTCCGCACGCTCGAGCAGTTCCTCGCGGTCCATCACGACGTTGCCGAAGCGCCAGAACTTCCCGCGCTCGTTCGCCTTGCCGTTCTCCTCGCAGCGGTAGCAGGGGCCATAGTGGCGCATGAAGTCAGCGGCCTCGTCGTACTTGTCGTAGTTCCGCAGGGCTTTCACATGCGGCTCTGCACCGCGGGCAAAGCGAAACACCTGCCGCAGCGATGACACATTGCCCTTGATGTTGCGGAAGCCGTGGCTAACAGGCGGGCGCGGCGTGATGCCGGTTGCGGCCAGCCAGCGGTCCACAGCCGGCGCGGATGTGTTGTAGTGCTCGACAATCTGGTTGCGTGACAATCCCGGCGCGACTTCCTCGAAGTCCTCGGGAACCGGGCGCTGTTGCCACGGGCGCGAAACCTTCCAGTCAAGCGCGCTAATCCCGGTTGCCGCCAACCAGAGGTCGACGCGCTTAACGCCAACGTCATAGTGCTTGGCGATCCCGCGCTTGCTCATGGTCGGCGCAATCTTCGCCAGGTCGGCAGGCGGAATGGTCGGGTCAGGTCGGGGATTGCCGACTTCGCACCGCCAGCGCTGGACCGTAGTGCTGCCGCAGCGGTACTTGGCCCGCAGTTCGTTGGTGGTCATCTCGAATGCGTCTTCCGCGAAACCCTCGGGCATCGGGCGGCTGTTGGCGCG